ATCAGGCCGTAACCGCTGGTATGGCGTGGCTTGGAGCCAACAACGGAGTTATCCCTACCGATTGGGACACCCCCGAAGCGAAAGCCCTCTTCATCACCAACTACAAACTCGATATTATGAAGGCCTTCGACCGCAAGTGCATTTTCCGTGATCTGCACCGAGTCCACACCATCACGCACGGCAACAGCTCTACGTTCTACTACACTGGCGTCGCTTGCGCCCATTACCATGAGAAGGGCCGTATGATTCTCGGCACCAACAACCCGCCTATCTCGAAAACTGTCATCAACGTTGACGGTCTGCTTCTGGCCGATCTGATGATCGACGACCTTGAGGACGCCATGCTCCACCTTGACGTTCGTCAGGAGTTCTCGCATCAGCAGGGCGAGGCCCTTGCCAATGCTATGGACGAGCGCATTGCCCGCCTGTTCTACCTGGCGGCTCGTTCCGGCCCCAAGAACCTTGACCACCCCGGTGGCTCTGTAATCTCTGCCGCTAATGCCTCTACTGACGGTGAAGTGCTGGCCGACTGCATCTTCGCCGCCGCTCAGACCCTTGACGAGAAGGAAGTTCCTGAGAGTGACCGCTTCATTGTCGTGAAGCCTGCTCAGTTCTACATGCTCACTAAGGTGAAGGACCTTATCAATCGTGACTTTGGCGGCTCTGGCTCCATCAAGGATGTTCAGCTCGGCTCCATCGCCAATATGCCGATTAAGAAGAGCATGAACCTTCCCAACGGACTCAACATCACTCAGCGCATCAAGGGCGAGAACAACAACTACACTGGTGACTTCACCAACTCCGTTGCTATCGTCGCCAACCGCAACGCTGTCGGTACGGTGAAGCTCAAGGACGTTTCCGTGAAGATGTCCGGCAGTGAGGTGCGTATCCTCTTCGAGGGCCAGCTCATCACGGCGTCCTATGCTATGGGCCACGGCATCCTTGACCCTCGCGGCGCTATCGAGATCGCTAACGCGACTGGTGCGGGCGCTAGTAGTACGCCTACCGTCACTTCTGAGACCACTCCGAGCAATATGTAAAACCTTAGTTAAGGCGGTACTTTTTACAATTTTGTCAAAAAGTACCGCCTTAACTCTTTACTTTTACGAAAGGAGAACTTAGAATAGTGGCACGTAAAAACGTAATTGCCCTGCTTGACAATCGGCCTGAACTTGGCCGAGACTTCAAAGCGCAGATGGCTCGCCGTCGTCCCGTGTCTCGTTCTGAGTACCGTAACGCCCAGCGTGTTACGGGAAAGAAAGACGTAGACCTTGCCGATGTTCGTGACATTCGTGCAAAAGGCATCAAAGCCCCTGTTGCTCCAAGCAGACCTAGGAGAAGTCGTAAGACCAGAACGGCCCCTGCTGCTCCTAAGAAGAAAGTTCCCGCACCTCAGTATCCTACCGTAAACAGTCGCCCTGTTGATGATGACCCTACCAAGGCGCATCTTCGCACTGGCGGCAGGGTAGGTGAAGCGCCTAAGCCTCGTGCTGAGTTTGACCCTTCCCGCACTCCCCCGCCTCTTGGTGGATTCAGGCAGAAGGTTAAAGTCGATGAACACGGCGGTGTAAGCGCTAACGAGGCCCCGAAGCCGAAGACGCCTGTTGATCTTCCGAAACCAAAGTTCAATGCTCGCGAGTTTGCGAAAAATGCTGCGGGTGATGATTGGGCGAATCGAAGGAATGTTCCCTACAATCCTAGAAAAGACCCTGATATTCAGGATTTAATGAACAAGCGTAAGTCTTCTACGATTGAGCGACCGACAATCTTTAACAGTAAAAACGAGGCTAGGAAACAGTTTGAAGGTGCAATGAGTGTAGGACACTCACTAGGTCTCGGAATCGGCGTTTTGGGAGCATCCACAAAAACAGGTAAAACCAGCTATGATTATCTTTTAGGTAACGGAATGCGTAAAGCATCCGGAGCTGTTGCAACCACAGTAGCGCGAGGTTTAACCAAACACGCTGTTAAAAGCGGTGCGGCTGGTGCAGTTATAGGTCCTGCTGTAAACACTCTTCGTTCTATTCCTACGCCAGCAAAGCGGACTAAAAAGAAAAAATAAATCGAGGTGATTAGGATGCTGAACATGCTGATCTTTTCTGTTATTGTAGGGCTTTGTTTGTATTTGGTCTTTGATACAATAATAGATTTTAGTTCACATCCTAAAAACTTCTATTCGCTTGAATCAATCCTTGCAAAAGTCGAAGCGCATCCAGACGACATTGCAGTTCTAGGCTACGACAAAGCTCTTGAATACGCTCGTGAGTTAGCTACCGCTGAATATAACAAGGATGAAGAAGCTGTCGAAGCAGTCATCGAAAAGTATAGGCCAGACTTAGCCTAAACAAAAACACGAATCCCCTCTGCCTCTCTACAGGCAGAGGGGATTTTTTGTATTCTAGTGCCGCTGTGTGTTGTTTCGCCTAAAACAATTTGCAAGTTTTAAGCTGCACAGAGTTTAAATTCCGGCAGCCACTTTTCAATCATTTCAGCCCAGTAAGCGTGGCAGTTACGTCTTATCATTACGATTGAACGTGCGGAATCGACGTACTCCACAACAGGAACAGATGCTAAATAGTGTTCGGATAAAACACGTTCGCAGTAAGTCCCTGTCGAAATGTATTGAAATCTGTACGGTATAAGTAGCCCCTCCTTTCTCCCGAAGGAAGTCTACCAACACACAGCAGCGTTTTATTTTAACATAGGAGGCCCATGACAACTCACCTTGTAAAGACTAACTCCGGTGGTGGTGCTTGGACCGACGAAGCGAAGGAAGACCAGTATAAAAAAGGACTCGCTGTCTTGAAAAATGTTATGCTTTATGGACCGTCTTTGAGCGGTGCTGCTCTTGCCGGACACTATGCAGGACATTATATAAGACATAACACTAAATGGGGAAAAGCACTTCGCCGTCGTAAGCACTTGCGTGATCTACAGCGTAATTCTCCATTACCTTAAAGAAAGGACCCTATGCCACACTCACTTACCGAACTCGACGCCATCAATCTCATGTTAGAGACTATCGGAGCCGCGCCCGTCAATCGTCTCACAGGCGTTCAGAATGAAGATGTGCTCATTGCGCGGCAAATCCTCACCCAGGTATCTCGTGAAGTCCAAACCGAAGAATGGGACTTCAACAGTGAAGATGACTACCCCTTCACACCTGATGAAGAAGGAATCATCCACGTCCCTGACAACATCATTCGCATCGTCCCTACAAACAATCACACTACGCCCTTCTGGGGGCCTACAGACGTGGTAATTCGTGGGAAGAGGCTCTACGATAGGGCGAATCACACTTTCACCTTCTCAGGGCCTTTCACGGCTGATATAGCCCTTTTCCTCGACTTTGATGAACTCCCCTACGAAGCAAAGCAGTACATTCTCATCCGCGCCTGTCGCAAGTTTGATGTCGTCAGTTCAGGCGACATTGACCGTGAGAAATGGACTGCTCAGGACGAACTTAGGGCAAGAGCTGATCTCCTTGCTGCCGATACCAGACAGGCAAATTCCCACTTCGGACGCATGATCTCTATTGACCCGCTCATTCAGGTGCAGTTCTCCCGATGACCGTAATGATTAAGAACATTCCCAATCTTATTGGGGGAATTTCCAGACAGCCGCCCGAAACTCGTCTGACAAATCAGTGTGAAGATCAAATGAATTTCATCTGTTCGCCTGCTCTTGGGCTGACAGTACGCCCCTCTTTGAAATTTCGCTCCTCGTCGTCTTACAGCAACGATGGAGCATTTTTTATCCTCGACCGTGATGAGAACACTCAGCATAATATCTGGATTAGCGAATCTGGCATCCGTGTCGAGGATTTAGAAGGAAACGTCAAGGACGTTCAGAACATTGATAACGCCCTTGCTTATCTTGCTCTCCCTGACGGTAAAACGCCGAGAGACAATTATCGCATCCTGCCTGTCGCTGACTACTGCTACATTGTCAACCGCACCAAGACCGTACAGATCGACCCTGACAGCTTTACGCCTCGCAAGAATCAGGCGCTAATCCATATCAAACAGGTCAATCACGGCACAACGTGGAGCTTGACCGTAGACGGTGTACAGGCCAGTTTCGGCTACTCCACCGATACATCGAAATCCGTATCCACTCAGGAAGTAGCTTCCAGTCTTACATCACAACTCTTATCGAATAGTACAATCGCGGCTGATTTTAACATCATCACAGCGTCTTCGGTGATCTACATTACCCGTAAAGACGGTGACAAGTTCAGTGTCGGTCTTGCCGATACTAAAGGCAACACCTATTCCAGTCTGACTACTTATAAAATCAAGGAATTTACCGATCTTCCTACCGTCGCCGTTGACGGCATGATCTGCATGATCTCAGGCGCTAATGGCTCTACTGCTGATGACTACTACGTGCGATTCAGGGGTACAGGCGAAACATCACCGTATTCATGGATTAACACGAACGATGAAGTAGAGTCACATGAGATCGTCGGTTACTTTGACCCCGCAAAGATCAACAGCTCCACACCGATCAAGGCGGGAACAAAAGTCTCCTGCACCAATGTCCCCTCATTCCAGACGACCGTGAAGAACGTCTCTTACGGACGCTGGACCATCATCACCTTTGCAGAGCGTTTTCCTTCAAGACCCGGCAACCTGACCTATGCGGTGACAAACAGCACAGAAACAGGTCAGCTTGTCAAGGGCATCTGGGAAGAGTGCGCAGCCCCCGATCAGCCTGTCAAATTCAACAACGCTACTATGCCTCATGTGCTTATTCATGACATGATTAACGATACATGGACATTTAGAGCTGTTGACTGGACAGAGCGTAAAGTCGGTGATGATGAATCGGCTCCGTTCCCCTCGTTTGTGAACAAGCCCATCACTAATGCTTTCGTCTATCGAAACCGCATCGGCTTCATCGCAGGTGACAGCGTAAGCATGAGCGCGGCGGGAGATTTGGAGAACTTCTTCCCCGAAACTGTTCAGACTATGACCGATGCTGACCCTATCGATATGCACATCGCTGTCGATGATTATTCAGACATCCTTGCTACAACTACGGTACAGGACAATCTCATTTTCTGGTCGAAAAAGCGTCAGTACACTCTGACTACGCCCGAAGCACTCAGTCCTAAAACTGCGGCTATCCTGCCCTCTACGGCCTATACCTGTCTGCCCGATGCAGGACTCCCCGTCATTGGTGCTCGCGTTTACTTTGTTGACACTGATAATCATAACGATCAGCTTTACGAGTACGCGATCGATAACACCACAACTACCAAGGAAGGTATCTGCATCACCTCTCACGTCCCCGACCTTGTAGAACATGAGAATCCTATCATCCTCA